ATAGGTTTAATTTTTGTAGTCATATTTTTATCTGGCAGCTCTAGATAATATACATTTGCAAAATTAGTTTTTTCATGTCTGTGCCATTGATGAAAGTCATTTTTATAGTATTGTTGAAACCATCCATTTTCAATATCAAAAGTTTCTTCATTTAAAAACTTACTCATTTCCTCCATGTAAGGTCTAATTATCTTATAGAAGTAATCTAGATAAAGTCTTTCGTAATTCTTTGGCAAATTCCAATCAGTGTGAGTAATATTCTCATATCTATTTTGTGGTATTTGATCAATTAGCTCAAGCAGTTTACTTTTAATTTGCTTATGTTCTTTTATCTTTGTTACAAGATAAAAACTTTCTATTTTTTTTATTTTTTGAACCACTGCGGTAAACCTAAATGTGGACGTTTGTCATACATATTATCTTTAGCTCCCGGTGTTTTAACATTATTATAATGTAAAAATACTTGATAACAAACTTTACCTTGAAAAGGTTTTCTCCAATGTTCTAAATCACACCCTCTATATACTAACATATCTCCTGGTTTTAAATCTACTTTAACACCCTTTTTACCAGTTTCTCCTGATGGCTCTAAATATATAGGCCAATCATCACCGCCAAGATTCATAGTAGTTGATATCTCACAACTAAATCTATCTTTATGTCTTTTTAATTCATCACCTTTTTTATATATTCTTGCATACGTATAAGCTGGATATAATTTTAATCCTGTAGCTTTTTCCATACCTGGCTGACATTTTAGCATTAAAGTTTCCATAGCAATATCGGAGTAGTGACTATAAGTATTTGGTATTTGTTCATCTTTTTTTTCATAAAAACCATACATAGTTTCAAAAGGAGATACATACCTTGTTTCTCTACAAGTATCATAAACTTGTTTTTTCATAGCAAAATAATTAGCTAAATATTCTGCTAAATCTTTTGAGATAGCTTTTTTAATAACTGTATATTTATTTTTTTTAAAACTCATAATTTATATTTAAAGTAATTCTATAATTTTGATCTGTGCAAGTAGTGCTAGAATGTTCTAACGAACCATCAAATATTACAGCTCTATTATCTTTTGATTTAACCTTTCTATTTTTAAATAAAGTATACCCATTGTTATCATTAAAGTAAAATAAAATAACCATGTGTTTATCTTTTCTATCTGTGTGAAAACCATGCACAAGTTGTTTATCTGTTTTTGGATAAAGGTTTACTCTTGATCTCAATAGTTTTTTAATTTTTAATTTTTTTACAAAAGGCTCTATTATGTCTGGATACCAATCACTATTAATACCGCAGTCCTCTTTAAAAAAAGTATGAAGCATAAAGAAGTCATCATTTTTTTCATCAGTGACTCCGTGTAGTAAATACCAACTAAAATCTGGGTGAATGATTAAATTTTTCATTTTATTATACTGATCTTTTTTAAAAAAATTATCTACCACTTTAAACATAATTAAAATTTATCACCATTCTATTATTACAATCAGTAGAGTTAGTGCCATAGTGAGGTTGGTCGGCATCAAAGAAAACCATTCTATTACTTTTACTTTCTACTTTTTTATCGCCTATCATTGTATAACCATTGTTGTCATTCAAATAATATATAGCTGTTTTACATTTAAAAAATTGATCTTGATGTTCATTAAATTTAATTAATTTATTAGATATAGGATTTAAATTAGCTTTTATTCTAATTAAAGATAATGGTTTTATTTTATCAATTAAAGGACTTAAACGATCATAGTAATCAGAATTAATACTATGATTCGTATAGAATATGTGAACAAATTGATAATCAAATAATTTATCCGTTTTTGTTACTTTGCCTTGTAAAAAAAACCACGGAAAGTTATTAGACTCCATCATTAGTTTTAAATCTAAACTTTTTTCAGCATCTATATAATTGTCTTCTATTCTAAACATTTGTTATCGTTCCTTTTGGCACAGCTTGTATATTCCAGTGTATAAATCTAAAAGGTGATTTACCAAAATCTACTGCAAACTCGTGTTCAAGGTATCCAGGAAATACCATCAGAGTTCCTGGGGTAGGTTTAAAATGTACTAATTCATTTCCGTGTGCTAAACCATCATTAGGTTTCATAATTAATTTAGTAGCACGTGCTGCTGTTCTTGGTTCGTGAAATATTGGGTATGATGTATTTTCATTACATTTTAAAAAATAAAAACCAGATACGTGTTGATTCCAATGTATATGTGCTGAATGATGACCACCACCTTTTTTAGCAAACTCCTGAACCCACATCTCAGAAAAAATAGTAGTATATCTTTGCATATCAAAACCACACCAATCTAAAAAATCCCAAGATTTTTGACCTACATAATTTCTTAAATCAATAAAATCATTATCATCTAAAAGAGGAGTTGAATGATAAGATCTACCAAAATCTCCATTCTTTTTTATAAATTCTTTTTCTCTTTTTTTAGCAGCGTTAATATATTTATCTGATGCTTTGTTTAAACTTTTTATAAACTCTGGTTTTTCTTCAACCCATATTGGAGTTTTAAATATTTCTTGTATTTGCATATTATTTAAATGGATATCCAAGACACCACATGACTAATGAATATCGTGTTCCTTTCCTTACTGGTTTAACTCTGTGCCATACAAAAGATGGAAATACAATAATAGATCCTTTTGCAAGTATTTCTTTTGCTTGTCTTAAATGTTTAGATTCATCTCTTAAAGGCGGATCATAATTTCTAAAATCAAATTCTAATTCACCACCTTCATATTCAGATCCATCTGTTAATTGAAGAGTCATAGATAACTTTCTTATTTTACCATGATCTGAAGTATTTGGTTTATCATAAGGTTTGTGAAAACTATCACAATGCCAATCGTAATACTGATTAAGTTTATATTTAGTAAATTGACATGGTTCAGACCAGTCCCATTCAAAGTTCCAACCTGCGTTTTGATTTGCTATATTTACATAAGGTTGAATTTCTTTATATATCCAAATATCATCTAACCATGTTACATCAGAGTGTCTTCTTCTTTTAAGCATTGCCATTTCATCTTTATTCAAATTATTTTTATTACTAAACCCACCTGTTCTAGCCATTTCTTCTTTTTTAGATAATCCATGTTTAATTATATCGTCACATAATCTTGGGGGAATAGCTGATTCAAAATACCAATAGTAATCACTTAAATTCATTATACGTATTCGTAAGTTATAGTTTGAACAAAATTTAATGTGTCTTCTTGTTTATTGTTAATGATATATATATTGTTTGAGGGAAATAAAATAAAATGATTGTTTTCAAGTTCCATATCATGACTTCTACCTTTTCTTCTATTATCATCGAAATACACTCTAACATGACAATTAGATGTGCCTAATCCATACAACAAAGTATAATCAGGAGAATTTCTTAAATCTACAGGATTTACATTTAATAAAGGGTCAGTTTTTTCATTAGATGAAAACATGTCAAACCAAGTATCTTGGTTAACTAAATTTATATCATAATTAAGTCTAATATGTTCTATGATGTATTTATTTAATTGATCAAAATTTTTTGAAAATTTAATCTTTTCATTTTTTAATAAAGAAGAAAAACCAGACAAAATTAAATCAAATCGATTAATGTCAAAACCTTTAGGCATTTTAACTTCGCCAAAATATATTCCTTGTTCACTTAATACTTTCTTTTGCATATCTATATATGTTTTGAAAACTTATATATTATGCGTTTCTATCTGTCAATACCCAACCGGTTGAGTTATCTGCTTGATAAGCATCTTCATCCCAAACATACTCCCAACTATTCTCAGTAGAAGCTTCTTGTTCTGCAGTTAATGCAGGTTGTTCTCCTAATGGTGATATCCATTTAGCATTAGTTAAATCTTTTGTCCATGATGGAAAAGGTTGTGGTGGCCAAAAAATTTGATTTGCCTCATCCCAAGTATAACCTATGCCAGCATAGTTTCCTCTGTAAGGTGTTCCACCTAATTTATGTGTATTAATTACTGTGTTGTAAGAAGTTTTTTTCCAAAGATGTTGTGGCCAACCATGACATTTTTCTAACCAGTATTGACCTTCAGCTTCAGTTTCAACACCATCTATATTTGTACAATGTTCATCGGCAACAACGTTTACCGTTAAAACTCTATTATCTTCTGTTATTTTTGCAAAGTGTGCCATAATTAATTTTGAAATTTATACCTTATTACTACTATTCCACTACCACCAGCATTTCCTGATGCTCCTGGAGCGGGTAATCCTACTCCTCCTCCAGCTCCTCCAGAGTTAGCAGTTCCTGCTACCCCTTGTTTTGGTCCAGGTCCTCCTGGGTGTCTATCTCCGCCTCGGCCTCCGCCACCTTTTCCTCCAGGTCCTCCAGGTGTTGCGGGTTGGTCAGTTCCTCCTCCACCTCCTCCTGAATAGAAGAAAGTTGAACATGCAGGAACACCAAAAGAAGATGGTGCGATTGTTGATGAAGTTCCAGGTCCACCAGTTGTTTGTGGTGATCCGCCTACTCCTCCGGCTCCACCGCCTCCGCCTCCTGCGTGAGGGCCTCCAACACCACCATTTGTTCCTTGTGGTGGATCAGTAGGAGGTGTGTTTCCTAAACCGAATCCAGAAGCTCCATAACCAGATCCACCGCCAGAACCACCAGGTACATTTGCTCCTCCTCCAGGTGCTGGAGAGCCACTATGTGGTGATCCACCAGCTCCTCCGCCAGTAGATGTAATTGAACTAAAAACTGAATTTGCGCCTCTTGTTGAATCTGATGGGGATGGAGTAAAACCTGTTCCTCCAGCTCCAACTGTTACTGGAAGTGAACCTACACCGATACCAGTTAAAGATGCACAAGTTGCAAGAGGAGATCCTGTCCAAAGTGGAGTTGTAGCTGGGTCTTGAGATTCTCTATAACCTCCGCCGCCTCCGCCGCCTCCCGTTGCAGGGCCTCCGGCTCCGCCACCAGCAACTACTAAATAATCAACTTTTTCATTACCAGCTGAACTACCTTGTGATGTTACACAAAGGTTTCCGTCTCCTGTAAATACATGAATTTTATAATCACCTACGGTAAATGTAGAATTACCTCCGGTTGCCTCAACATAAGCAGGTCCTGAAGATCCTGATCCAAAACCTAAAATTTGATAACCGAATGATTTGCCTTTATGAGAAGGCGTGCTTCTACAACTTTTACCTGAACCTGCTCCAAATGAGCCCGGTGTTGAAAAAAGGGTTTTTACATCTTTCATTCTAAAGCTCCTTATGCGTCGTTAGCAGCGTCAGTAGTAAAGAATAATTTAATTCCTAATAATCTTGCATCAGCATTTAGATCATCTGCTGAAACGTCTCTTGATATTTGAAAAAATACGTACTCATCTGTACTAGGTGAGCCCGCTATTGTTACTGCTCCACTTTCTGCTGTTACGTCTAAATCGTTTGATGTACCACTATGTGCTTTTGCTGTAGGTGCAACTGCAGTACCAAAAGCAGTATTTAAATCTCCATTATCTGCTAATGCAACACCTTGCAAAGCCCACGAAGTTGTTCCAGTATTTGTTGAAGTGGCTGTAAAAAATGCTTGAAAAGTTACTGTGCCTTCATTCCATGATTTAGGAAATGCAACAGCAAACTGTGCAAACTCGTCTGAGTCTTTATCAAAATCTAAAACTTTTATTTCAGGTCCATTTGATAATTCTACTTGTGCAGCTTCTGCACCATTTGTAGTGTTAGGATACATTGAAATTGCTGGTACCCACATAGTTTCTTTTCCTGCAACTTTTACCGCTGAACCACCTGCTTGAACAACACCATTTCCGTTTGGTGCAATATTAATATTACCATCTGCTCCATCAGTAATTGTAATTGAACCTGAGTTAGTTCCTGAGTTTGTATCTAAAACAAGATCATGCGTGCCATCAGTTGTTAAAGTTGCTGCAGCTGCTCCTGTTCCAATTCTAGTTTCTCCAGTGCCTTTTGGTTTGATATGAACATCAACGTTAGTTTCTCCACTTGCACCTAAGATTGGTGGATTACCTGTTGCAGCATTAGTTACTTCTAATTCATTTACTGCTGAAGTTGTTGTTTGAAATATAATTTGTTCATTCCCATTTGCGTCTGCAATAAAACCTGCATCTGCAATTTTAGGAGCTGTTAAAGTTTTGTTTGTTAAAGTTTGTGTTCCAGTAAGTGTTACATCACCATCTCCAAAACTTAAAGTTGCGATATCTGGATTAGTTCCATCATTAGCTGTTGCGAAAACTAATTGATCACCTTTGTCATCTGCTGCAAAAGTAAAAGAATCTCCTGAACCAGAAGCATATTTAAATTGTACTGTGTGTGATCCTGAAGTTGAATTTCTTAAAATATAAAAAGTTTGAACATCAATTGGAATAGTTACGATTTGGTTTCCAGATATTGAACCTGTAAACTCAATCATTCTATGAGATAAAACTGCACCAGTTGATCCGTCAGAAACAGATAAAGCTGTTGTTTGTGAACCACCAGCAATTGATTGTTGTGTAAAACCACCAGAAATTTGTTCGATGATTTGTAAATTAGTATTTGTTTTTGTTCCCCATGTACCGGCATTTTCACCAGTTGCTTGAAGTTCTACCCCTAAAGGTGTGTATGTTGATGCCATAATTTTTATCTCCTATGCAGCGTCACTATACGTTGTATTTGATCCCGTGTCAACATCTTGATACGATTGAATTCCAAAACCTGTAGCAGTTCCAAAAGCAGCTACAGAACTAATTGTTTCAACACCTGTTAAGCCCATTACATCTGCAGGTGTTATTGCCCCTACGGACGACGTAGAAGACACTCCAGCTAATCCTACAAGCATTTGGTCAAGATCTATTGATCCTACGGCTGAGGTTGTTGCAACGCCTGTTACAGGTACAAATTCTACAATACCTGCTATTAGATCACCAACTTCAGCTGTTGAAGAAACTCCTGTTAATGATGCTACAGAAGTTAAGTCAAGTGTTACAGAACCTACTGCAGAAGTTGTAGCAACTCCTGATATTCCTAATGTTAATTGAGCTGGATCTAATTCTCCAACAGAAGCAGTTGCAGAAACTCCGGTTAATGAAACTGTTGGTGATAATATAACTGTTGGTGAACCAATTGAGAATGTTGCAGAAACTCCGGTTACTCCCATAACATCAGCAGGGTTAAGTGTAAACATACCCCAACCATTTTCACCGTAAGTTCCATTACTCCAACCATTTGCACCTAAGTTAGATGTAATTTCTTGACCATCTAATTCTACAGTTAAACCAGAGAAACCCCAACTTTCAAAGTTCCAAGTATCTCTACCCCAACCTTGTTCATTAAACGCTGATAAAGAACCTACTGATGCTGTTGCTGATACTCCAGTTACAGATACAACAGGACTATTACTTTCTCCCCAAGGCTCTTGACCCCATTCAGATCTACCCCAACCTTGTTCAGAAGATGCAATAGGTGTACCTAAAGATGAAGTTATAGATTGACCTGATAAGATTACTACTTCGTCATTAGCTTGACCCCAAGAACCACCATCGTTCCATGTGTCTGCACCCCAACCAGTTACAATAGCTTCAGTTGTGCCCCAACGACCGGTACTCCAGGTTGTGCCTGATTGGTTCCAAGTATTGGCCATAAGGAAGACCTCCTTATGCTAATCGTATGATTGCGTTCGATGCGTCTGCTGCAGGGAATTGAATTGTAAAAGTTCCGCTAGATACGGTTTTATCTCCACCAAATGCAATCACTGCACATGCTGGATCACCAGAAGCAGAATCATTATAAATTAATGCACCGTTTGCTGTGAAAGATGCACTTGTGTAACTTACATCATTAAAATCACAAACAGCTGTTGTGCCTGATGCAGCTGGATCAACACTTGTAAGTGTTGCACCACCTGCTGTGTAAGCAGATCCTGATGTATTAGAAATTTCGTTTGAAGTTGAATAAGCTGTTGTACCTGCACCTAATGATGCAGAACTAGTGTATAAAGCTATTTTAAAAGTGTTGCCGCCTGAAGCAGAAAAGTTGTGAACTCCTTTTAAAAGTTCTACTTTAAAACTTGTGCATACCGCTGATGATATTGCCATAATATTTTATCTCCTATGGGTTTGCCGAGTTAACTGGAATACGAACAGCGCCATCTGTGTAGTCGTCTCTTCGTCTTCTACCAACTTGCTCATTAGCAAACTTTTGTACCTCTTGTTTATACTTATTTTCATAAAGTGTCAACATATCAATTGGGCCTTTTAAAAACCCATATGTCTCTGATAGACAACAATACAATAGTCCATTAGGGAAATTCGTACTAATATAATTAGTCTGATTACTAGACTCCAAAGTAGCTGGCATTTTGTTAAAATGCACTCTAAATTTATAGGTTGTATCTGGAACTGGAGCAAACATCATTCTTCCAGATGTAGTGTCACTATCTCCTGTAGCACCACCAAACATTGCATAGTATTTAGGTTGCCCTCTTTTTGCAGTTTCTGTTGAGGGTACGTATTGTTGTAAGTATGTAATATCTTTTTTCTCTAGCCAAACATTATTTCCTGTTACATCAGAGGTTGAATCATAGACTTGTATACCTCTAATAAATAATGATCCTGCTGGAGCATTAATTGTTGATTGACCAGTTATTAAATTACCATCTTGTTGTTTTCTATCTGCATCAATAGGAACATCTCTCATGATTCTATATTGTGCGTTTAAGATTATGTTCTCTAATATATCAGTTGTTAAAACATTAGAATCTGTTTCTGTGTAGTTTCTAATTTGTGTAACTAATGTGTCGTAACTTATACCTGCCATTACGCTACAACCTCTTTACATGTTGGACAACTTTTTCTAAACCTATTGTGTTTTGTACAATGCTCTGGTTTTACTTCTTGTTTTAAAACAACAGGTTCTTGTTTTTTAGGTTTAAATATATTTTTAATTTTATTCCAAATATAACTTATCATAATATACCTCTTATCATTGGACTAACATAAATGTTTTCTCCACCACCTGTTATATTACCAACTGCGTTATAAGGCAAGGTAACAGTAAAGCCTGTATTAACTGTTTTTGTAGCTGGCATAGCACCTGTATTTTCTGTTCTTGTAGTTACAGATTGTATTTCTAAACCTGGAAAAACATTAGCGATAGCATGCGCAGTTGCTGTTGTGCTTTCTGGTGTTTGACCTCTAAAAGGTGCATTGGTGCCTCTTGTTAAACCTGTTATAGTTTGTGCTCCAGACTTGCCTGTGTATTGTATAACTTCTCTTTGAATTACAGGAACATAGTCAGGATTTGTTGAACTTGGTGCAGTTGCACTTTGTATAAAATAAAAACCTGTTCCAGGAAAATTTGTATTAGAATCAAACGTAGCAGTTGTTGCTGAATCTGTTATTGCATCCGCAATTGCAAATATTGGAAATAGATTACTTCCTAAATTAAAACTTTGAGTAGGATCATTACTAGCTGGGTTATAAAATAAAACAAAATCTCCAACTTCTAAAGTATGATTAAGTAAACTTACAGTTAAAGTTGCACTTCCATTTGTTACCGTAAAAGGATCTTTTGGTAAAAGAATTGCTGTTGGTGGTTCGTTTCTATCTGTTCTTGTATTTAATAGTGCAACACCATCAGCACCATTTGGTTTTGGTTCTAATTGTGGTTGCTTTGGTTCAAATTCTGTAAAGTGAACAAATGCACCATTCCATTCTCTAACCATTTCTCTATATGGAAACTCCATACCTGATCTATCTGATATTGCTTTTGCGTATTTACCTGTTGCGTATCTAGACATTATGCTCCTGGGTAGTATGCTTTTGGTGTAATATATGTGCTAGAAGCAGAACCATCCTCCGCTAATGCTCTTGCTAGTTCATCTTCATAAGCTAATTTTGTAGCTTGTATAAGTTGTGGTGCATATTTTTGTGATAAATAATATGCTAATCCTGATATCATGCATGGTACAAATCTAAATGGAACATCAGTTGCATTAGTATAATCACCTACATCTTGAATTCTTTTTATAAAATAAAAATGCATATCTTTAGAAGCGTTAGTTGCATCTGGTGTTGGATAGATACTGACACTTACATGATCTATAAATCTTTGTACCCAATATTGATTAGGTGTCCCTTTTGATAATTTATTAGAAAAACCTGCATAAGTAGATCTATCTACTTTTGTCATTGGCGAATCTGATTGAGTTGTTGCTGTTCTATTATTTCTTAATTGTGCTTCAAGGACATCGGATATTCCATGAACATTTGCTGGTATACTAGTAGCATTCGTACCATCAGCTGCTGATCTAAAAAATTTATATTCAGCTTGTCCTTCTACTAAATCTAAATCTAGTTCTCCTACTTCCCAATAGTGAAGTCCTCTATTACCCCATTCTTGGAAAAGAATATTAAGAGATCTTCTTGCAGATTTTAATTGATAACCTGCTGCAGAATTTAATCCAATACGTTCGAAAGCATCTTCTATTATTTCATCAATAGAAAACGTTTTATCGAAAGTAGTTGTCTCAGAGGTAGTATTTGCCATTTAACCTCCTATGCGTCTAGGTATACTGTCAACCCTGTTATGTCACCTTGGTCCATTGGAAGGTAAGCACCTTCAGTAAATAAAACTCCATCATCAGGAATATAAGGATCTAAATCCCCTGCGTCTGCAGGTATAGTCATTATAGTCGATCCTGTAGCTGAAGTAGTTTTAAATAAAAAATTATCTGCAGATGATATAACTCCATGCATTCCTTTTATTCTAGTTCTGCCTGCAAATAAAACAGCATGCATACCAACTGAAGTTACTCCTGCAGAAATATCTGTAGTAGCCGCTCCATTTCCAGTTATTTGTGTAACCGTGTTATAGAATTTAGTTGAAGTCACTGTAGCTCCACCAGTAGGTCCTGTGATATCTTCAGTTATACTATCTCCATTGTGATCAGTTCCAGTCACTGTGTATGTTACGTCTGAATTATCATCACCTGAACCAGATGTTAAGGTAATTTTTTGAACAGTACACGAACCATCATCAGCTTGAGCAAAAGTTGCAGCCGCTGCTTCTAGAGTTAAATTTGCTCCATCTGCTGGATCTTGCTCTGCTGCTATAACTGCAGCACCAGTTGCTGTTCCTCCAGTTGCAAACCTTGCTTTTACGTCTGTTGCCATATTTTTCTCCTTAAAATTAAGATGTGGGGCCGAAGCCCCACATTAATTATTTATTACGCTGCAAATGCAAATGCACCTGTAGTAGCGTCTGCTGCGCCACCCAGTTTAGTTGCAATATGCCATGTACCTGTTTCATAACAAATAAAAGCAATCATGCTTCCAGTTGTTAAAAGGTTTGTAGCTGCGTTAGCGGCAGTAAAAACTAATTGAGTTTCACCTGCTGTAGAAATATCAACATCTGCCTCTCCGCCTGATCTTGATTCAATTACTGAACCAGTAGCCCAAACGTCAGTTCCAGCTGCATCAAAAGTTAGAGTGTTAGTTCCACCAGTTGTGTCAACTGCTTGCATATAAACACATACTGTTCCTGCTGTTGCTGCAGGTAATGTAGTGCTTGCTGCGGCTGCACCTGTGTAGTTTACA